CTTTACTTATTGCACTCAGTAAAGTGGGTCCTATCATTTTAGGATTTCATTCACTAGGTGCTCTAGAACACAACAAGTCCTTCAGTATTTTCATTACGAAGAAAGATATTGAGAAGGCTTTAACTAAGTTCAAGAAATTTACTATTCAAAGTTCAGAACCTATGTTATCTGCTCCATCTGCACAACACACAGTTAGTGATTTACATTTTAAATCACCTGTGCGATATGTGGAGGAAGGTATAGCCACGGTGTATGGCTCATTAGTGGGCTTTAGACCTAAACGTAGTTCTAGTGTAACCAACACCATTTTGGTTCCATATTTGAGTAAGGAAGGATACAGTATTAAATATTGTGCCCCACCAATGAACTCATGGAAACCATGGCGTAGGGCTTTATTAGATCTTACAAACCCTGTGTTGACAATGAATAGTAGTGTACTTGAAGTATGTAAACAGTCTATGCTCAAAGATATTTTATCTAAATTGGGTGATAGACAGTTAAAGATGCTTGAAGTATATGATTTATTCACTACTGTCAATGGAGCCCCAGGTATATCATACGTTGATAAGATGCCTAGGGCAACTAGCGCGGGCTATCCTTGGAAGAAATGTAAGAAACATTTTTTAACTAAGGTTCCTCCAGCTCATGGTCTACAAGATCCAGTTGAAGTTTCTAGTGAGATTCTTGAAAGAACTCAAGAGATCATAAACCGGTACAAAGAAGGTCGTAGAGCTATGCCTGTGTATAGTGGAAACCTTAAGGATGAACCAATAACTTTTGCAAAAAAGGAAATTTCCAAAGTGAGAGTTTTTTGTAGTTCGCCCATGGATCATACTATAGCTGTTAGACAGCATCTTTTAAGTTACACTAGAGTTGCTCAGAATAATCGATTTATTTTTGAGGCGGCTCCAGGTACTATTGCCCAATCGTATGAATGGTCTGAAATTTATGACTATCTAACAACGTTTGGAGAAGATCGCATGGTCGCCGGAGATTATAAGGCTTTTGATAAACGTATGCCTGCAGAAATTATACTGCAAGCTTATGATATTATCTATGAGTTATGTAAAGCCTCTGGAAACTATACAGATGATCAATTAAAGGTTATCCAAGGGATTGCATATGATACTGCATTCCCATTAACAGATCTTAATGGAGATCTTATAGAATTCCATGGGTCTAACCCCTCCGGTCATTCCTTAACAGTTCATATTAA